CAACTTGAGGCCCTTGGTAACGTCCGACGTCAAGCTGTCCCACAAGAACAGCCACTCGCCGTATAGACGATCAATTAACTGACCGCCAACTTCAAGCTCAACATATCGAAGCAAGTTGTATCCGAGACGGCGCTGGTCGTTGTTGTACAGCCCAACTGGGAGGGAGACCTCCAAATAAGTAGAGTAAATCAAGTCAGCGTGGCGACCGATGGTTGCACTCTGCTTCTGTCCCCACATTGGCATACCCGTTAAATTGATTCGGAACTGTTCCATCGCAAAATTGGTATGGCGCTTGAACATGCCCTTCCAGAAGGTAATCTGAGGATTTCCAGAGAGATATGCGTCCTGAGCGCCCATGGCAACGAGTTGTAGAAGACCGCCACCCATTTGTTTTGTATGTTAGATATGCCTATTTTTCCTGAAAATGACCGGAGTATGACAAGTATTTTAGATCATTTATTCAGTTTCATAGCAAAAATAGGGATAATTTACAAACACCTGTAAATTTTAGGGGATGGACGTTTAATGACGACGGCGGGTGCGACGAGCACCGGTGCGAACCTTCATGGGAGGAAACGCGACCTTGTCATCATCAGCGCCGCCACGACGCGTCTTCTTGTAGCTCTTCTTAGCCTGCTGAATAACCTTCTTCAGACCATCGCCCTTCTTGTACTGACCCTTTGACTTCATTGTTCGCATCGTCGCCTTAACGTGAGTAAGCCAAGCGTTCGCCATTTTTAATTAAGTATAGAGATATTAAACTCTGAAGAGGAGTCCACGCAAGCCGCGGATGACTTGATCCGGAACTCTTTTTTCCATTGAAACTCCAGTTAAACAGCAATAGTGGAAATAAACGCAATACATTCCACATTCGCTATCCTCATACTGATGGCGAGTTCCGTTATACGATAACTTCATGGGTTTTGGGTGAATGTTAGTAGTATCCCATTGCTTTTTCCAGCGACGCATCAATACTTGAATCTGCTTCTCGGGTTTATGTGCATACGAATCAAAGTAAGTCATACGAGGATGCTCCAGTTCAGTAGACAAATCACAGAACGTTGCAACCCAGTGCTGACCTGGCCCAGTAGATACATCGGTGTTGAAAACAATCCCGAACTGACGATATCCTTTTTCATAAAGCGATTTGATATCTAACGAACAAAGTGCACTCACAAGACATTCACCGGTTCGTGTATGTTTGTCAAAATCAATAGGGAATGTGCCCACATATTTATATTCCTTAAAAACCTTCTCAAATTGTTTCTCAATAGCATCAATATCGTCGCTCGTAATCCATTGTTCTGGATTCACTTTCCAAGATGAAGGGCCCTGCGGTTTTTGCATGAGATGCGCCAAAATACATTCGGAACGGCCAGTTTTACACGACTCGCGTAACCTACGCCGTATTTCGTTCCAAACTTTTACCGAAGTATTTGGTTGAACTGGAGTCTCATTTGAATGTTCTTGATTATACACGATGCGCAAGTGTTCTATCTCTCTTGCATCCAGATTCATCCCTCTTATTTAAAACGGATGAAAGTTTGTTATTTGTTTTTCCAAGTATAACGAAATGGACGCAACACTTATTACACTCAAGTCTCATCTGCAGAGCTACCGCAAACTAGATGAGGATCTGAAAGAATTGAACTCCAAATCTCTAGAGGTAAGACGTGAACGAAAGCAAATTGAGAGTGAAATGTCCATTATTCTACAGAAACCCGAGTTTCAGCAGTATGATAAGCTCGAAATCAAGGAAGATGGAAGTTTGATTCGAATTCAGAGACCGGGTATGTGGACAAAGGGATGGTCCATGTCTAAACACGAGCTAATGGATGGGTTGGAAGCTTACTTCTCGAAGTACCACGATAATCCAAATCCAGAAGATTGTTATGAATTTATGGTAGAGCGTCAAAAGCCAAAGATGATATCCAACGAGTTTGCGTTTGAACGAACAATTCAAACTAATCCCGCTAAGCGAAATAAATATTCAATGTAAAGCATAAATGTCTGGGTTAATACTCAATGCAGTGAAAACCCAGCTTCCGATGTTGATTGAAAAATTCGAACCTCAGATTCAGGCTGGGTTGCGATCATCCCTAAAAATAATGAAGGCACAGCATCCAGAACAAGCTGCACTTTTTTTAACAAACTGGAATAAGCTAAACGCTGCAGTTAAGAGTGAACTGGCCGCACCACCGATGGGCGCACGTCGTCGTGTAAAACGAACTAGACGCAATAAACGTTCTAGTAAGTAAGAATGCAAGGTTACAATCCGTTCAACTCAAAAAACAAGCTACTGAGTGTTAACGATGTTCATCGAATTTTGGAGAAGCACAATTGTTCTTTCAAAGTTCGAAATGCAAATATATTCCAGACTGCAATGGTCCACTCTTCATATGTAAAAAGATCTGAGTATACTACTCCGACCGGAGAATCTACTGAACTTCTGCCTAGACCTTCTAATTGTTTGGATCTGTTTGATGAATCATATGAGAGAATGGAGCATCTAGGTGACTCTATTCTCGGTGCATGTGTATCAACTTACTTGATGGAACGTTTTCCCCAAGAAAATGAAGGGTTCTTAACTGACTTGAAAAAAGAAATTGTATGTAATGAAACACTAGGAAAATTAAGCCAGATTATTGGGCTTGATGAGTTCTATGTTATCTCTAGACACAACGAAGATATCTGTGCAGGTCGCACAAATCTTAAGAAACTAGGTGATATTTTCGAAGCATTTATCGGTGCAATTTGGATCGATTCTGGATACGACTTTAAACTTCTGTTTAACTTTATGGTGCGCTTGATTGAAATGTACATCGATATTCCAAAGATTCTGATGAATAATCGTAATTTCAAAGAGCAGTTTCAAAAGGTTTATCAGGCTGCATTCCATACGACACCGACATATGCAATGATATCGAACGAAAACGGAATGTATAGCATGGCGGTTGTAGGTATCAACGGAGTTAGACTAGGAACCGGCACATCTACTACTAAGAAACAGGCAGAACAATGGGCTGCCCGAGAGGCACTTCTTAGATGGCAATTGTAATTGTTACTGCAAGAATACAGAATGAAGTGAAGTTCCTAATCGGAAAAGAGTCGAGATTTCTTCGCGATATTTATGAAGATGTATGTAAACTCGAGAAGTTTTCGTTACCAGGCGATTATATGAGTTACTACACATCGCAATGCAAAAAGCTAAGTCGCAAATATGGTATGCGAATCCAATTTGATACGCCAGATATATATCCGACACATACACGTGCCAGATTCCGATACTTAGAAAAGGATTGGAGGTATGGCATTGTAAAAGGAGCGTTCAATATACATAAAGATACGAATTCATTGGATACAGCTTTGCGTGAATTTAATGAAGAAGTTATGCCATTTGAAGATCGGGATGCGATAGAAGATTTGAATACACAGATTCATTCTCGAGATTTGTACGCATTACATCTAAGAGACCCTACAGACTTGTGCAAAATGGTAGCAAAGCGCACAAACATGTATTATGGGGAATTGTTTGAAATGGAACTTCTTACGTGGGAAGAGTTACAGCTAATATGGAGAAACTTGAATGGGGTTTCTAAACGATCGCTCGAATTTATCGTTTCTTTAGAACAATCGTCGTAGCTGGATGATATAGTTTTGAAAATCTAGCATGAAACGTTTTTCTTCTGTCATCATATATATCAAAAACAGGATACGTTAAGTCAGGATCGCCTGCATCAGCTTCCATAGTTATATTTGTATTTCCATCTTTAAACAATACGTATGCAATGTGATATGGTGCTTCACCTTCAATGATTTGCCTTCTTACGATTGCGTATGCCTCTTTGACATCGGGATTCGCACGTTCATTTTGTATTGCAGAACGAGTATTTGAGATTCTAATGTTTTGAGCATCAGTGAATCCAAATGCAAGATTAGTAGTTTTCTCTCTAAAGTGGCATTTTGTTGATTGATATCCAGGAACATCTGCAGACAATGACTCTGCTAAAATCAAACAATCATTCGGTTCAAGGGGATTGGCAGCACGATAGGCAACCATATTTCTGGGTGATCTTATACGCAGAGGGCTTAGCCATTTGCTAGGAATAGGTACATTTTTGTGAATAAAAATCACGTCAGGTCTTGATGAATCAACTTGAAACAAATCATTATCAGAATATCGAATAACCATTTATATCTAAGTTTAATTCTTTTTTTCGCGAGGAACTGTGCGACTCAAAACCTCACGTTGCTTTAGTTCAGTAGCAGGTTCTCCATTTGAAGGCATACCATCCATCTCACGCAAAAAGCTAGTTACTCGATCAGGCTGATCTGCAAAGTATACAAACAACTGCTTTCGAATATTAGCACGCTTAACTGGCGGCTTTGTAGTACGAACAGAACGCGTCAAAGTTCCTGCTCCGGTTCCTTCCAGCGCAAACTTGTCGACTTTATTGGTACGCATAAACTCTAGAATTTTCTTGGAGAGTCGGACCTTCTGTTCGTTAAGTTTTTTAATTTCACCACGAAGACGACGCTCTTCGTCGTCAAACCCGATCCAGTTCTTTAGCGTTTCGCGGATCTCGTTCGTCTCCATTTAGGAACTTTACGCCGTCTCGTTGAAAATCGTTTCGCGCCGGTAGTTGCAGGAGCTGGAGCTGAAACCGGGGGTGAAACCGGAGCTGGTTCCTTTCGTGCATCCATATTTGGAATGAATTCTTCAACGGTTTCAGCAACACCATCTCCCAAAAACATACTGGTTGTTCCAACAATGGTATCTTTATGTTCGAATACTTTGCGACCAAATTTGCCCAATGAACCCGCTGCCTTGTATAAAGTTGGTCCAATAAATGGAATAGCAAGAAACACCACCAAGAAAGCTTCGCCCAACTCGTCTTCTAGCAAGTGAGTTATGGCAACAAACGCAACTGCAATCGCCGCCGGGAGAGCAACTGCAACTGCACCTGCAGGACCAGCTACATCAGTAGCAACGTCATTTGCTCCTACAATCAATGTTTTAGTGGCTTGAAGTACTGCTTCCTTGGCTATATCCACAAATTCACCAAATCCAGGCGTCTCTTGAACTCGTTTAAGAATTGTCATGTAGTAGTAGGCGTTGTCTGCTGCAGTAGTTATCGGACTAGGCAGAAATCCTTGAATA